GCCGATCTTTTTTTGCACGGCGTCACGCTTGTCCCGTGACAGTGACGATCCGTGACCACCCCGGGCACCGGAGGGGGAACGTGGGGAAATCCTGCGGCGCTTGCGGCCGGCGCTTCGAGGCGAAGCGGCTGTCGGCGAAATACTGCTCGGACCTGTGCCGGAAGCGGGCTCAGCGCGGGAAGTCCGCGCCGCCCGCGGAAAGCGGCCCTCCGGCGGTCACCGGGCCGGGCCCCGTGGAGCGGCAGGTGCGGGCTGACATTGCGGCGCTGGTGACGGCTCACCCGATGGGCGAGTCCCTCGCCGAGATGTCCTACGCGCTCGCGCGGACGCTGGACGCGGGCACGGATGCCGTGGCGGCGGTGAACCGGGAACTGCGCGCCAATCTCGTCGAGCTGAGCAGGCTGGCCGTTGATGACTCTGATGACCTCGCTGACGAGCTGTCCGAACCTGAGCTGTCCCCCCAGGTTCGGGACTCCGAGGAGTCCTGAGCGCCTTACGCTGGGCGGCCAGGTCGCGAGGACCGCGGCGAGGCTCGGGAAGCCGTTCATGCCGTGGCAGCGCCTCGTCGCGGACGTCGTGATGGAGATCGACCCGGAGACGGGGCGCCTCGCCTACCAGGAGATGGGGCTGACGGTCCCGCGCCAGTCGGGCAAGTCGACGTGGGTGCTGGCGAAGAGCACGCACCGGGCGTCGGCGACCAAGTTCTTCGGGGCACGCCAGCACCTGGTGTACACGGCGCAGACGCGGATGAAGGCCCGCGAGAAGTGGGAAGAGGACTTCCTCGTCGAGCTCCAGGCGTCGGCGGCGTTCAAGAACCGCGTGACGCCGCACATGCAGACCGGCGGCGAGTACATCCGGTTCGTGAACGGCTCGCGGTTCGGGCTCGAGGCTGCCACGGAGAAGTCCGGGCACGGCGGGACGCTGGACGAGGCGTATATCGACGAGGCGTTCGCCCAGGTCGACTGGCGGCTTGAGCAGGCGTTCGGCCCGGCGATGATCACGCGGGCGAACAAGCTGCTGGCGTGGATCTCGACGGCAGGCTGGCAGGACGGCTCGCCTTACCTTCAGGACAAGGTGGCGGCCGGCCGGGCCGCGGTCGCCGACGGCAGGCGCCGCGGGCTCGCTTACTTCGACTGGTCGGCACCGGATGACGCGGACCCGGGCGACGAGGCGACCTGGTGGGCGTGCATGCCGGCGCTGGGGCGGACGATCACGGTTGAGGCGATCCGCGCTGAGTACGAGAAAGCGCGGGACGCGGGGAAGCTGAACGATTTCCGCCGCGCGTACCTGAATCAGTGGGTGCCGAGGGACGTGGACGACGACTGGATGGTCATCTCGCAGGATGCCTGGGGGACCGCTGGTGGCTGACGAGGAGAAGCCTGCGCCCGCGCCGCCGTGCGCGTTCGGGGTTGAGATCAGCACCAGCAGGCACCGGTGCGCGGTGGGGAAGGCGTACCGGGACGACGGCCGGGTGACGGTCGAGGTCGTGTTCTATGACTCTCCCTCCCTCGCGGCGGCGTTCGTCGCGGAGCGGTGGACGGCGGATGACCCGGTTGCGGTGGCGCTGGACCCGAAGTCGCAGACGGCGACGCTGGCCCGGCCGCTGACTGAGGCGGGCGTGCTCGTGACGCGGCTGACGGCGGAGGACGTGGCGGTGGCGCACGGGGAGTTCACGGACCTCGTGGCGAACGGCGCACTGCGTCACCTGAACCAGGAGCCGCTGACGGCGGCGGTCCGCGGCGCGCAGCAGCGGGCGCTGGCGGGTGCGCAAGCGTGGGAACGGCGGGTGGCGGCCGACCAGGCGCCGCTGAACGCGTGCACGTTCGCGGCTTTCGAGCTGCTGCGCTACGAGGAACTGGCGTCACCGGGCGTCTGGACGATCTGAGGAGGGGCGATGGCGAGGGCGATACCGCTTGAGGTGCGCGTGGCCGACCTGCCGCAGATGAAGGACTTCACGGGCGCGGTAGCGGCCCTGATCGGCGCGCTGGGTGAGTCCGGCGACCTGCCGGAGCCCGTGATGGTGGCGCTGGAGCGAGTGCGGCTGGCGACGGAGGCGCTCACCGGCCGGAATATCGGCCCCGCGCCGGACTCGGATGAGGACCGCATCCGGACGGCAATGAACGCGGCCACGGAGAATCCCGGCCGCGTAGTGACCGTGGAGGACTGAGCCCGTGCGCCTGTCCGTGGTCCTGCTGCTGATCTCCCTGGCCGGCGTGCTGGGCGGCGCGGCGCTGATCGGCCTGCCCGCACTGGGCGGCGCGGTCATCTTCGACTCCCTCGCGACCGGCGTGTACGCGCTGCTGCGCGACGACGGGCAGGCGAAGCCGTCGGTGCACGCGGTACCGACGCTGGCGCAGTTCCTAGAGCGGGCGCGGGGCGCAGCGTGACTCCTGAAGAGGCTGAGTCCTTCTATGAGGACGATGAGGACCCGCAGAGGATCTTCTACCGCTTCGACGCGGTAATGCAGATCAGGCGCGCGCTGGACTTCATCGACAGCCGGTACGGCGCCTCTGGCGCTCGTCGCTCCTACGGCCAGGGCGGTTTGCTGCCGTGAGGCTGCTTGACCGGCTGATACGCCGGGACGCGGGCTACTGGGAGGGCGCGGCGTCGGGCGCGGCGGTCCTGACGAGCAGTTACGGCAGCCCGGACCGGGAGGCGGTGCTGCCGCAGCTCGCGGGCTGGGCGCAGCAGGTCAACGCCTCCGACTCCCCGGTGTTCTCCGCCATCTTGGTCAGAATGATGCTGCTGGCCGAGGCGCAGTTCCAGTTCCAGGCCAAGGACGACAAGCACCTGTACGGCAACCAGTCGCTGGCGGCGCTTGAGAAGCCGTTCGGGCCCGGGTCGACGTCGGGTGAGCTGATCGCCCGGATGGAGCAGGACGCGTCCCTGGCGGGCAACGCCTACATCTGGAGCACCCCGGAGGCCGACGCGCCGCTGGTGCGGCTGCGGCCGGACTGGGTCACGATCGTCTCCGAGCTGGTCCCGGTGCCGGGCGGCGGCAGCTACCGGCGCAAGGTCGGCTACTGGCACCAGCCGCCGCAGGGCGTGACCGGCTACGGCGCGCCGTTCATGGTGCCTGCGGACGAGGTCGCCCACTGGCACCCGATCCCCGACCCGGCCGCCGATTTCCGGGGCATGAGCTGGCTGACCCCGGTGATGCGCGACGTCCAGGGCGACGACGCGATGACCCGCTACAAGGTCAGGTATTTGGCCAACAACGCGACCCCGAACATCGTCATCAAGTACGCGCAGAAGCTTCAGCCGGCCACGATCGACGCGATCCGGGACCGGATGGCGGCACGGTACGGCGGCCCGGACAACGCGGGCAAGACCCTGGTCCTCGACCAGGGCGCCGACCTGACCCTGGCTGGCAACTCCCTGTCCCAGATGGACTTCTCCAACGTCTCCGTCGACGGGGTGCAGCGGATCCTGGCCCCGTCGGGCGTCCCGGCGCTGCTGATCGGCCTGGAGTCGATCAAGGGCGCGGGCAAGAGCTACGAGGACGTGATCCGCCGGTTCGCGGACCTGACGCTGCGGCCGCTGTGGCGGTCGATGTGCGCGGCGCTGGAAGAGCTGGTCGCGGACGTGCCGTCCGGGTCGCAGTTGTGGTACGACACCGGCGCGATAGCGGCGCTGCAGGAAGGCGAGCAGGTCCGGGCGCAGGTGGCGCTGATCCGGGCGCAGGCGCTGCTGGCCTACCACCAGGCGGGCTTCGACGAGATGTCGTCGGTCGCGGCGGTCAGCGCCGGGGACGTGACGCTGCTGAAGGTGTCGGCTACGCCGCCGCCCCTGCCGAACAGCCCGGTGCAGCACATGCTGCCGCAGACGGCGCCGGGGGTGACGGCCAGCCCGCTGCCGCCGTCGCTGCCGCGCCTGCCGACCGGGTCGACGTCGCCGGGTGACGGCGGGAACAGCACACGGCCGGCACCGCGGCCGACGTCGGCGCGGCGGACGGCGCAGGACATGGAGGGCGACGAGCACTCGGCCCGGTATCACCAGCATGCCCTCTACCAGCTCCGTTCCCAGGAGCCTAGGGAGCCGTACGTCGACGAGATGTCCCAGCAGCTGGCGATCGAGTCCTCGCGGAACGGAGACGGGCATGCCTGAGACCTGGGCGGCGCGCTGGGCGTCGCAGTGGGCGGCGGGCGCGCAGCGGTTCAACACGAACCACCTCCCGGCGGGCACGGGCGGCGGCGAGTTCACCAGCGCGGGCGGCGCCGGGGGCGCGGCGAAGGGCGGGAACGCGAAGCCGACGGCGCACCAGCAGCATGTCGCGCACCTGCAGCAAATGGCCTCCCACCCCAACTCGCCCGCGGCGAGGGCGGCGCGCAAGGCCGCGCTGCACGCGAAGGCGAAGGCGGACCGGGCCAGGGCGCACCAGCTGCAGGCCCAGCTGAACGTGCTGGTGAAGCAGGAGGCGAAGGCGCTGGCGACGGCGAAGAAGACCGCCGCGGCGGCCAGCGCCGCGACTGCGGCGGCTAAGCACGCGGCTGCGGTGGCGAAGCGCCCGGCGGCAGCGATGCCGGCGAAGCACCACGCGGTGACCGCGCACAAGGCCCACCGCAAGGCGACGGTGCACCACGCGTCGCTGAAGAGCCGGATCAGCACGATGCAGACGCAGATCCACGGCCTCCTCACGCAGGCGTCGCAGCTCGACGCGCAGGCGGCGAAGCTCTGACGTGGCCGAGACCAGCCCCGGTGACGTCCGGGCCACCCAGCGGCTGCACGACTACTGGGTGCACGGCGAGGGCGCGGCGAAGATCCGCTGGGGCGAGGGCGGAGATTATGACCGCTGCGTCGTAGAGCTCGGCAAGTACATCAAGGACCCGCACGGCTATTGCGCGGACGCGCACCACGCGGCGACCGGAATGTGGCCCGCGGAGCACGCGGCACTGGAAAAGCACGCAGGAAGGGCGGCCATGGCCGACAAGAAGCCCGGCACCGACGTGAGCGGCGACAGCCAGCCCGCGTTTCGTGCGGATACGGTGTTCTTCCGGACTTACGAGCTGGAGGACATCCGCGTCGTCAAGCGCGCCGAGGGCGACGGCTCTGGCCGCCTTGTCGAGGCGTACGCAGCCGTTTTCAACGTCCCGGCAGAGATCCGGGACGCTGAGGGCCATTACAACGAGGAGAACGACCCCACCGCGTTCAACCGGTCCATCGACCACGCCGCGCGGGCCTCACGCTCCCCGTTCCGCTGCATTTACAACCACGGCATGACGATCCACGGCACCCCTGCCGAGCGGTTCTCCATCCCTATCGGGACGCCAGAGGAAGTCCGGGCCGAGACGCGCGGCCTGCTGACCCGCACCCGGTACAACGAGACCCCGCTCGCCGACGAGGTGCTGGAGGCGATCATCTCCGGCGGCATCACCGCGCAGTCCTACAGCGGCCGGATCATCCGCTCCACCCCCCCGCTGCGGCCTGGCGACAAGTACCGGCCCCGCGGCGGCCAGCTGCAGACGGTCCGGCGACTGGAACTCGGCCTGCGCGAATACGGGCCCACGCCGTTCCCCGCATTCTCGGGCGCCGAGATCCTCGGCGTCCGCATGTCCACTCCCGGCTCCTGGAGCCCGGACCCGGACGAGCAGGAAGAGCAAGACCCCGGCACTCCCTCCGGTGAGGGACCCGCCGCCGGCGGCCCGCTCAGCCGCGATGACGGCGATGAGCACCCGGCCCGGTATCACCAGCACGCGCTGTACGAGATGGAGTCCAAGCGGCTCCGCGAGTCAGCCGGGCTGGTCTGGTAACCAGCCGAAAGGACACGTGGCGACATGGCCACACTGAAGGAAAAGTCCGCGGAGATGGCCCGCATCAAGGGCGAGCTGCAGCGGATGGAGACCTCCGAGGACACCACCGAGGAGAACGACGGCGACCTGCGCGACACCCTCATCGAGCGGTGGAAGCAGCTCGACGAGGAAACCAAGCCGATCATCGCCCGGATGGAGCAGATCCGCGCGATCACCCGCACCGCGGACGACCCGGCCAACCTTGAGCACACCGACCCCGCCTACGACGGCGGCGGCAGCGCGAGGCGCGGCGCGGGCGGCCCCGACTTCTGGCAGCAGTCCGGCCGCAGCCCGTACGAGGACCTGGACGCGGTCCGCAGCCGGGTCGTGACCCGCTCTGACCTGCGCGCCCGGGCGCTCGACGCGATCGAGCTGGAGGCGCGGCGCGGCAACCTGCCGCGTGACTACGCCGAAGAGGCGACGGTCAAGGCGCAGGACAACCCGGGGGTCGCCCGGCACATGCTGCTGACCGGCAGCGAAGAGTACCAGGAGGCGTTCCGCGCCTACGTCGAGGACCCGCAGGGAAACGCGCAGCGCGCCGCGCTGTCGCTTACGTTGGCAAACGGCGGGTACCTCCTGCCGTTCGTGCTCGATCAAAAGGTCGCCTAGCACCGTAAGGTGCTAGTGAAAATCCCGAGAATTGCTGGGACGTCCTGCTAGACGGCCTCACCACAGCGTGACGCGAAAGCGTGAGCGCGACGGTCTGAGAAGCGGCCGGTAGGGACAATCAGCAGCCGAGCCCGCCTGGGTAAATCCGACGGGAAGGTTCAACGACTATGTACGGGATATCCCACTTAACCCAACAGTCATCCTGTATTCTTGGTTCTGTGCCGGACCGAGAATGCGAAATCTGCGGGACATCGTTTAGCCCGCGCCGTCGCGTTGACAAGACCTGCTCTGCAGACTGCCAGCGTGAGCACCGTCGCCGCCTCAACCGCGACCAGGCCAAGCAGCACTACCAGGTCAGGCCGGCGCGGCCGGACGCGCACTGCGAGATATGCCAGGTGCGCATCCCTGTTCCGCGTACCGGCCCGATGCCCCGGTTCTGCAGGGCGTGCCGGGCAGACCGGGAAGTTGGCCGGGGCAAGGAACGCGGCGCGGCCGTCCGCCGCTGCCACAAGTGCCAGGCTCCGGTGCCGGAGGCGGCAGGCAAGCCCGGTAAGGCGGCCTGCGGCAGCTGCCGGGCCGAAAAGCCCCGCAGTCGTCAGGCGTACGAGCGGCAGCGATCGCTCCGCAAGTACGGGCTGACCCAGGAACAGTATGACCAGCTTCTGGCCAGCCAGAACGACCGTTGCGCAGCCTGCGGGACGGGCGATCCGGGCGCCAAGGGATGGTGCATCGACCACTGCCACAGGTCCGGTCGCGTCCGGGCGCTGCTGTGCAGCCGGTGCAACGTCATCCTGGGGTGGGTCGACGAAGACCCGGCAGTTCTCCGGGCACTGGCCGACTGGATAGAAGGACAAAACGGCACAAGTGGGATAAAGATATAGTCTGGCCTCCACGGAGACGTGGAGAGGCTGGCAGAAATGATCAGCCCCGCGCCCCTAACGGGCGTGAGTAACAAATGCGCCAACAATCATCCTCACCAACACCGGCTCGGCGAACCCGTGGCGGCGTATCAGCAACGTGAAGCAGACCACGTCCAACACGTGGAACGGCGTCACGTCGGCCGGCGTCAACGCGGCACTCCTGGCTGAAGGCGCCCCGGCCGCCGACGCCACTCCCACGGTCGGCAACATCCAGATCACGCCCGTGAAGGCCGCCGCGTGGATTTTCGGGTCTTATGAGGTGCTCGAGGACACGGACTTCGGCGAGCAGCTCCCCCGCCTCCTGGCGGACGCGAAGGACCGCCTCGAAGAGGCCAACTTCGCGACCGGCGCGGGCACGACCGGTATCCCGCAGGGCGTCATCACCGGCGCCACCACCACCCTGTCGACAGCGACCACGCTGGTCGTGGCCGTGGGCGACATCTACGCGGCGCAGGCGGCGCTCCCGCCGCGGTTCCGCAACGCCCCGGGCTGCTCTTGGGTCGCCAACGTCGCCCAGATCAACCGCACCCGGCAGCTCGACACCGCCGGCGGCGCGTCGTTCTGGACGAATTTGGGGAAGGGTGCGCCTGAAACTCTCCTCGGCGCCCCGATCTACGAGTCCAGCACGATGGACCCGGCCCTGGCCGTCGGCACGAAGCTGATGGTGTTCGGCGACTTCGGCCAGTTCTACATCGTGGACCGCGTGGGGGTCAGCCTCATCTACGAGCCCCTCGTGAAGGACCAGTCCACCGGCAGGCCGTCAGGGCAAAGCGGATGGTTCATGTTCTGGCGGTTCTCCAGCCAGGTCGCCGTCCCGAATGCCTTCAGGGTGCTGGCCGGCAGGTAGTTCAGCGGGCCGCGGAACGGGCCGCGTCTCTGCGCGGCCCGTTCCCGGTCACTGACAGGAAAGGCAGGCTGATCATGGCCGCTAACTACGCCGCCGTCAGCTACGTGACGGTGATCGGCGGCTCGCCGGTGTGCGTTGAGGCCGGGGAGGTCCGCGACAGCGTGACCGATGCGGCGCTGATCGCCACGTGGGCGGCGAACTGGACGGCGACCGCCCCGACGTCGGCGTCGCACGGCGCGAAACGGCTCGCGTGGCTGGCCGCGTACCCGAGAGGCGAGGTGAAGTGATGGCGCAGCAGGCGATGGACACGTTCATGGCGGTACTGAAGGACGGCTCGCAGCGGCTGGTGACAAAGGGCGAGGTGCTCCCGGACGGTCACGAGCTGGTGAAGCGCGACCAGGACGGCGGCGGCCAGCTGTTCCGCAAGCTGGACCTGGGCGAGGAGAAGCCGGCGGCGAAGGTGTCCGGCCGGGCGAAGTCCGATGGCTGACATCTCGCCCGTCCAGTTCACCGCCGACGATGACGCGGGCGGCCGTGACATCGCGTCGGGCACGGTGGACGGCGCGGTGGCGGCCGCGAGCGCGCGGCTGGCCGAGCTCCAGTCGGACACGTTCGGCCAGGGCTCCACGATCGGCGACGTGCTCGAACTGCCGCACTCGCCGCTCAACCCGGCCGTCGGCGTGCTCAGCAACCCGCCGTTCGAGGGCCCGTACTTCCCCGAGACGAACCCGTAAGGAGCCGGTGATGGCTGACATTCACGGCGCGCCAGACCCGTCGATGATGACCCCGGAGCAGTCCCTGCCGCCGGCGCCGCTGGAGGACCTGGCAGCGGCCGCGGCGGCTGCTGAGCGGCTAGGGGACGCGCGGGCGGCTGAGAGCCTGGCGATCCTGGAGTCGCCGCAGGGCGCGGGCGCCCCGGACTTGCTGTCGGGGTGGACGGGCGGCTGGAGCGCGGGCGTCATGCCGTCCGCCGACCCAGACAACGGCGGCTACGGCGGCGCGTGAGCGACAGCGCGGTCATCGGCTACGTGCACCCTGGCACGGTCCGCGCTGAGTTCTGCGCGTCGCTGCTGGCGGTGTGCATGGAGGGCGCGACACAGGTCGTGTCGGTGCTGGCGGTCGGGTCGGGCCCGAACATCTCCCACGCCCGGAACATGGTGTGCCGCAAGTTCCTCGAGCAGGGCGAGGCGGACTGGCTGTTCACGGTCGACACGGACATGTGGTTCCCCGCGGGCACGGTAGACCGGCTGATTGCCGCCGCCGACCCGGTGGAGCGCCCGGTGCTCGGCGCGCTGTGCTTCAGCGAGAACACCGATGACCCGCAGGCGCCCCCGTACCCGACGATGTACGAGCTGACCGAGCGGGACGGCGACCTGGCGTTCATCCGGTACAAGCACTGGCCGGAAGACGCGGTCATGCAGGTCAGCGGGACGGGCGCGGCGGCGCTGCTAATCCACCGCAGTGCACTCGAGGCCGTGGAGAAGCGGTCGGGCGACGTGGCGGCGCCGTGGTTCCGGGAGTCGCAGACGAAGACGGCGCTGATGGGCGAGGACCTGACGTTCTGCCTGCGCTGCGCGGCGGCGGGAATCCCCGTCCACGTCCACACGGGCGTGAAAGCGGGCCACATGAAGACAACGATGCTGATCTGAGGACCCAGATGGCGATCACGAAAACGTACACCGGCCAGAACGAGGACGGCACCCCGCACTACCACTACGAGAGCGACGGGCACGTGGTGATCACGGGCCCGGCGTACGGGCCGGTGACGACGTCGGACGGCACCGTCTACGACGTCAGCGAGCAGGTGATCGAGGTCGCGCCTGAGCACGCCGGCGAGGTGTCTCACCTGATCGGCGTCATGCACGAGGAGCGCGGCCACCCCGATCACGCGCCGGGCGACCCGTTCGTCCATAAGTGCAGCGATCACTGCGGCGCGCTGAAGAGGGAGGCACAGTGACCAACCTGGGCGTAGTCCCCTCCAACGCCGCGCTCGACGCGCTGGCGAACACCGCGCCGTCGGTGAACTACCTGGGCTTCGCCTCCTGCCACACGGCGAGCCCGTCGACGACGGGCGCGAACGAGTACGCGGGCGTGACCCGGCTGGCCGAGACGTGGAACGCGGCGAGCTCCGGGGCGAAGACCAACTCGGGAACCTTGTCGTTCACCACGTCGGGCGCGTCGGCGGTGACGGACTTCGGGTTCTGGTCGCTTGTGTCGTCGGGCGTGTACGGCATCGGCGCGCACCTGTCCTCGCCGGTGACGGCGGTAACGATCACGGTCGCGGCCGGGGCTATATCGCTGGCTGCAAGCTGATGGCCGTCCTTACCGCTCAGAACGTCATCAGCGTCTACTCGGCGGGGCAGGCCGACCTCGTGAAGCTGTTCGCGCTCCGCAAGGTGAGCACCGGCGACACGATCGACCTGGCGAACATCTCAGACATGCTCATCGTGAAGGCCGGGGTCGTGCTCGGCGTCTCCGACTTCGCGGAGATCGCCGCGAACTTCACCGGCACGGTCGTCACGATGCCCGCCGGGCTCACGAACTCGTCCGCGTACCTGCTCGTGACAGGCTGCTGAGGTGGCCGGCCAGCAGTGGGTCAGCCTCGTCAACGCGGCGAGCTCGCGCGCGTCCGGCGCGGGCACGTCGCTCGTGTCCGCGGTCGGCCCCGCGACGATCTCCCCGTGCCAGGCCGGGGCGCTGACCTCCGACGTCGCCACGGTCAACCCGGACGGGCAGCCGCTGGGCTGGTATCCCGGGCTGCTGCTGCGGGTCACGGCGCGCGGGTTCTTCACGGCGGGCGGAACCACGTCGAACGTCAGCCTGGCGCTGACAGCCAACAAGGGCAACGCGGGCAGCACCTACGGGACGCTCGCGACGACGACGACCCTGACGCTGGGCACGACGATCACCGGCGTTCAGTGGAAGCTGGAGGCGCTGGTCCGCTGCACGGCGGTCAGCCAGAGCGCGGGTGCCTGCTCGACGCAGGGCGAGCTGACGCTTACCGCCGCCGTGCCCAGCACCCCCACCACGCTGGCCGCTAACGGGCTGACGCTGCCGATGCCGAACGCATCAGGCGAAACCTCGCTGGCGAGCATTGACACGACGCAGGTCACGGGCATCGGCCTGCGGGCCACGCTGTCGGCCGCGTTCGGGACGGCGGCGTGCACGCAGTGGCTCGTGGAGGCGCTCGATTAGGCGGTTCCCTCGCCTGGAGGTGTGAGCCGTGCCGTCGCCGGTCCAGTCAGCCAGCACGTCCCCCGGCGCGGGTACCTCGGTCGGCGTCGCATTCACCACCGCTAACCTGTCCGCAGGCACCACCCTGGTCGCGGCCTGCGCGTCCTTCGGCGGGGGCGTCACCGCGGTCAAGGACACCGCGGGCAACGGCTTCGTTGCGATCGCCAGCGTCCTGATAGCCGGCGGCCCCAGCGCGGTATCGCTGTGGGCGCTGAACACGCCAGCTGGCGACGTCGGGACGAAGCCGACGGTCACCGCGACGGGCGCGGCCGGCGTGAACGGCATCGGCCTGCTGATCCAGGAGGTGCCGGGGCTGGCCACGGGCACCACCCTGGCCCAGCTCGCCGACGGCACGCCCGGCACGGCCTTCGGGACCACGACGGGCACCGCGGGGCCGCCCGCCTACTCCAGCGCAGTAGCTAACGGGTACCTGGTCAGCGTCTACGGGGACAACGGCAACGCCACCACCTTCACGGTGCCCTCCGGCTACACGGGCGACCCGAGCAACGTCAACACGTCCAGTAACGACGACATCGCCATCGCCTACAAGGCGTCGACGGGCGGCACTGAGACGGGCAGCTGGACGCTGGCCGGAGGGGCTTCTGCCTGGGGCATGATCCTGGTCTCGCTGCTGCCTGCCGGCAGTGGCGGCCCGGCACCTGCGCCGGTCATGCCGGCCCCGGTCCCGCCGGGCCGCAGTTCCCCGATGGCGTTCCGCCAGCTCGGGACGTGGCCGCCTCCGCAGCCCCCCGCGGCCGCCGCGCCTGCCGCGGCCGCCGCAGGCGGGGCCCTGGACATCACAGGTACCGCCGCGGCGGCGGCACCAGCCGCTCCGGCGGGGACGCTGAGTGTCAGCGGGACCGCCACCGGGCAGGCCCCGGCGGCACCCGCGGGCACGGTCACGCTGGCCGGGACGGCAGGCGCGTCGGCCCCGGCCGGGGCTACTGGCAGCCTCGCCGTGACGGGGACGGCGGCAGGGCAGGCACCTGCGGCCGCAACCGGGGCGCTGGCAGTCTCCGGTTCCGCCGGCGCGACAGCACCCGCAGGGGCCACGGGCAGCGTCACATTCAACGGCTCGGCCTCGGCGACGGGTCCGGGCGCGGCGAACGCAGCCGGCGCGCTGGGCGTCACCGGGACGGCCGCGGCCGCGGCGCCCGCATCGCCCGCGGCCAGCGTCACCATCGCCGGGTCCGCCACCGCCTCCGCGCCAGCCCCCGCAGCCGGGGCGCTGGTGCTCACGGGGACCGCCACCGCGAGAGCGCCAGCAAGTGCGGCCGCCTCCGTGGTCCTGTCCGGTGCGGCCGCCGCAGCGGCACCAGCTGGCGCGGCCGGCACCGCAGTCTTCACCGGCACGGCGGCGGCAACGGGCCCCGGCATCACCGCGTCCGGCCTGCTAGCGCTGGCGGGAACGACATCCGCCCAGGTGCCCGCCGTCGCCGCAGCCGTGGTCACCCTGGCTGGCGCTGCCTCGGCGAAGGCGCCAGCCGCGGCGTCGGGCGCAATCGTCATCACCGGCACGGCGCAGTTCCTGCCGCCGTTCACGATCGGCACGCTGACGGCCTCCAGTATCCCGGTCGGCACGCTGACCTCCGGGCAGTCCTCCAGCGCCCTCACGGCCGCCACGGCGCCGCAGGGCACGCTCACAGCCGCAACGCAAACGACGGGAGGACCCAGTTGAGCCGCTACCCGCTCGGTCAGCCGGTCCGCCTGTCCTTCACCGTCCGGGACGTCACCGGCACCCTGGTCAATCCAGGCACGGCGGTCCTCGTCGTCAAGATCGCCGCAGCCGATGGGACGAGCACCACCACGGGTACCTACTCCAGTCTCGCGACTGACAGCACGGGCCTCCTGCACCAGGACGTTCCCGTCACCGACCTCACGGCCACCGGCCACTACCAGTACGCGCTGACAACCACCGGCACCGGTGCGGGCGTCTCATTCGGCGACTTCGACGTGTTCGACCCCTTCGAGGTCGCGGTGCTGCCGCTCGGCGACGCGAAGGACGCCCTGAACATCCCGCAGTCGGTCACCACGTCCGACAGCGAGATACAAAGCTACATTGCGACGATCGGGTCCTGCCTCGAGCGGATGACCGGCGGCCCGCTGACGAACCGGGCGGTCACCGAGCGGACCGAGATGCTGTCGTCCCAGACGGTCATCC